GATCTCGAAGGTTCGGATGTTACGGTTAACTCCCTGACATCAGATACGACTGTTACAGCCACTGCTGGCAACATTGTCGGTACGACAGGTACACTGAAGCTAGACAACGGCGGCTCAGTCACGCAAGCTACGAGCAAATCAACTACTGTTGTTCTCGATCACCCAGTTGGAAAGATTACAATGCATAACGCATCCCTTGCTTCGGATGCGATCGTGACCTTCCAGGTGACATGTGCAAGCTTTGCCAGAGCAACTGACGTTTGTATTGTCAACCATCACAGTGGTGGAACAATTGGAAAATATTCTGTAGATGCGACAGGCCACGCTGCCGGTAGCTTCAAGATCACAGTAACAAACATCTCGGGCGGCTCTCTGAGTGAGGCCATCGTCCTGCACTACGCTTTGGTTCAAACTGCCCACACATAGGACGTGTGGTAGCGAACAGCATCAAGCTTTTAAATCCCCCTTTCCTTTTTGGATGGGGGGTTTTTGTTGAAATTGCCGATCTCTGCAATTTTTTTCCCCTTAAAATTTTGAGATTTTGCGATCGATAATAATAAAGTGCTAGAAGCAGCGTAGTTTGTGCTTCATAAAACTATTTATCGTATAGGAGGATAAATGTGTGCCTACAAACTTAAGTCCACTATCGACGACAAGCGCAATCGTCTTAACATCAACAGGGTCGTTCGACGACGTCGCTAGCGCGGTACCCTTTGGAATATACACAGGATCGGCTAACTTTAAAAGTGGCGCTGTAGATCAGGTAGCATATACCTATAAGAAACTTGGTGGCGATGTTGTTGACATCGAACTCACCACTTCCAATGTATATGCAGCGTATGAAGAAGCGGTATTAGAGTATTCATACATTATTAATCTACACCAAGGTAAGAATGTGCTATCGACGGCCCTGGGTAACACCACGGGAACGTTCAATCATGATGGCACTATTTTAACCGGCCCCGTAAGCGGCAATTTGCGCTATCCGCGATTTCAGGCATCTTACGCTAAAAAAGTTGGAGATTCGATGGCTGCAATGGGTGGTTATGGCGGCACTATACCACAATATTCAGCGTCGTTTACTCCTACGCCGAAAAAACAAGATTACGATTTGCAAGAAATAATTGAAACTGCCTCTTCGACCGGTCTTGACGACCAAGGTAACGAGGTTCCCTTCTCTGGAAAGGTTGATGGCAAGAGAGTTATTATAACAAAGGTTTTCTATAGGTCTCCGCGCGCAATGTGGCGGTTTTTTGGATACTATGGAGGAATCGGTGTTGTTGGCAACATGTCAACCTATGGGCAATACTCAGACGACTCTACTTTTGAAATGATCCCGACCTGGCAAAACAAAATGCAGGCGATTATGTACGAAGACAGCCTCTACACGAGAACTTCGCACTATTCTTATGAGTTGATTGATAATAAGCTTCGAGTATATCCAGAGCCGGGCCACTTCGACTTCACTTCTATCGAAAGCATGTGGGTTCGCTTTTACGTGGAAGATTTAGACACGTTTACCTCAAATTCGGAATATAGAGACGGAGTAGAGGGCGTCAACAATATGAACACATTGCCTTTCGATAATATACCGTATGGCAACATCAATGCGATTGGTAAGCAGTGGATTAGAAAATACTGCTTAGCATTGTGTAAAGAAATGCTTGGGCAGATTCGAGGAAAGTTTACCACCATTCCGATTCCGGGAGAAAGCGTAACTCTCAATCACAGCGAATTGCTTTCACAAGCTAAAGATGAACAACAGCAACTTAAAGACAAACTAATGGAGATGCTCAAAGAGACTGAATACAAAGAGCTTGTCAAATACGATTCTGAAACTGCAGACGCAACACAAAATCTATTCAAAAACTCTCCTCTACCGATTTTTGTGGGGTGATATAGATGTCAGACGAATGGGAAAGACCAGCAGCACCACCACCTCCCCTCTTTTTGGGCAAAAAAGAGCGAGACTTAGTAAAACAAGTTAATGATGAGCTTATCGAGAAGGTCATTGGCCAACAAATACTCTACTATCCAGTTGATCTTGAGGCTACCAACTTTCATGACCTGTACGGCGAGGCAATTGCAAAGACCTATCTGCCGCCGGTACGTATATACGCTTTAATCGACTTTAACGAAGAAGCAACGTCATATTTGCCTAATGTTGGTGTTGACTCCGATTCTACAATAACAGTACTTTTCCATAAAAGAAGATTAACCGAAGATCAGGACCTTTATGTCCGCGAGGGCGATTTTATTCTTTACGGTAAAATCTATTACGAGATAGTTAAGTTGTCTGAGCCGAGGAAACTTTTCGGCCAAGTAGACCACAGTTTTGAGATAGCCGGCACATGCCGACGAGCAAGAAGAGGATTATTCGATGCTACCTGATGATTTTGATTTCGCACAGCTACCCCCCGGGGCAACCAGCACCACCTTAGAAGAGGTAGGAATGTTGTCTTCGACAATCGAGACAATAGATTATGCGATTACTTCATGGATCAAGGAAGACCTTGATCTAAGCGCACGAACAAATCACGGATACACCGAAGTTCCGGTTTTTTGGCAGACTCCCGAAAGGGCATATCAGATAAAGAGCCGCAAAGAGCTTAGAGATGCAGATGGCTCTCTAATCCTGCCTATTGTCAGCATTGAACGAGTTAACATTGTCAAAGATCCATCTCGCAAAGGCAGCTTCCAGGCGCACACCTTTTCAAAAAACCACAATGGGCGCGCCGGCCGCATGGTTATTGCAAGAAAGATAAAACAAGACAAAACAAGAAATTTTGCAGTTGCAACAGGGACGAGGACAAATAATGGAGGAAAACTTCAAAACTATTTTCCGAGAATCAACAAACAGGTTGTAATTCAGACTCTTTCCATCCCAATACCCGTATATGTCAATGTAGAATACAAAATTGTCATCAAGACTGAATATCAGGAACAGATGAATAGCCTTATTCAGCCATTTATGACACGCACTGGTCAGATTAACTCTTTCTTGTTAAGAAGAAACGGTCACATCTATGAAGCATTCCTTGACCAAGACTTTGCGCACAATAACAACATGTCGGACCTATCGGAGGACTTGCGAATGTTCGAAACGTCAATTAATTTACGTGTTTTGGGTTATCTTATTGGAGAAGGCGAGAATGATGATCGGCCAATAGTGACTGTAGAAGAAAGTGTAGTAGAAGTTACTTTCCCTAGAGAATCCGCTGTAATTCCTGGGGAGCCCTCGTTTTTAGAGGACTAATTCAGGAACTAACACTTATTTTCTACATTGTCTTCATCCTTTTGAAATCCAAAATACTATTTAGGTAATGATTGTGATGTCTTTTAGACAATTAATAAAACGAGGATTGCGAAATCATGTCAGTAAAGAAATTTAAGTTTGTTTCCCCCGGAGTTTTTATCAACGAGATTGATAACTCCTTTATACCCAGAACCCCCGATACTATCGGACCGGTTATTATCGGCCGAGCGCCAAAAGGCTTGGCGATGCAGCCAGTTAAGGCTGAGGCCTATTCCGACTTTGTAGCTATGTTCGGTGAAACAGTCCCCGGTGGAGCCGGTGGAGATGTTTACCGTAACGGGCTCTCAACCCAGTCCCCCATCTATGGTCTCTATGGCGCCAAGGCGTTCTTAGCACCCGGCGTGGCCCCCGCCACATATATCCGTACACTTGGTCACCAGCACCCTAATGCTGACGATGTTACTTCTCCGCACTTCGGAGAGCAGGCCGGCTGGAGAACAGAACTACTGTTAGACAACACCCATGGTGGTGGAGCATTTGGTTTGTTTGTTATACCTTCAGGGACCATGCATGGTACCGCATCAATGGCCGACATCACCGGCCCAACGGGCAGTTTAGCTGCAGTTTGGTATCTGGAAGCAGGACTAATGGCCCTTTCAGGAACTCTTATCGGTTCTGGCGCCGCGGCTGATGGCCGCCAAAACGCTGAAGGCGTCGGTGCAGTGATTCTTTCTGATGCTAACGGTGTCTTTAAGGCTGCTCACACCGCAGGTGATGGCACCAAGACACTCTATGACTTCAGCCTCGACGACAACAGTAACAAGTTCATCCGCAAGGTGTTCAACACCAACCCTCAACTGTATGTTTCGGGTAACTTCTACCCAACATCTGCAGAGAAAGATTACTGGCTTGGTGAGTCCTATGAACAAGAGACTCGCGACTTTCTAAACGACAAGAGTACCGACGCAGCGTCTCCCCTTGCTGGCGTTATCGTGGCACTTCACCTGTCTGGTTCCAAAACCACTTCTCCTGGAAATATGACCGGTGTATCGGCCAATGAAGCGAAAGCCGGCTGGTTCGTCGCACAAGATACAGGCCTCTATGATGAGTTCAGCATCCAGCGCGATGCAACTAAGCTGTTCCGATTAATCGGCCGCGGCCATGGCGCATGGTTGAGCGATAACGTTAAAATTTCGATCTCCAACATTCGCCAGTCCAACACTAGCACAACCGACTACGGAACATTCTCGGTGTTAATCCGTCGTATCGATGATTCAGACAACGCTGTTCAGGTTCTTGAAAGATTCGACGAATGCAGTCTTGATCCTACTTCTCCTAACTTCCTTTCACGGAAAGTTGGAGATCAATATCAAGTATGGGACGAAACGGAAAAACGCCTTAAATTATATGGTGAATACCCTAACCAATCCAAGTATGTATATGTCGACATGAATGTCGAGGTCGAAGCCGGCGCATCCGGCATGGAAACATTGCTTCCATTCGGTTACTACGGCCCACCAAAATACAAAGACGCTAACAAAATCATCATCAGCGCTACTGGCAGCATAATCCCCACGGCCACTAACCTTTCGGGCGAAAGACGCCTGGGTCCTGCCGATTCTAACATCTTTGTGACCCTGGCGACGGGATCTTCTCTCGGTGACACCGGTGAGACTCTTGCTTGGGGAGGCGTCAACGGCACATTCTGCCTCAGCGGCGGCCTAGGCGTCGGCACCATAACTGCCACGAACGCCGATGACTCTGCGGACATACAAATGGACCTAATCATGCCTAGCGTTAGCCTTAGGCTCTCTGCTTCCGATGGCGGAATCAGCGACCCCTCAAAGGCATACTTTGGATTCTCTCCAACGCGCGGCTCTGGCTCTAACCGCTTTGATCCGAGCACTCCAGGCGTACAACGCCTGCTTTCGGCACAAAGCGCCCTTCAGTCAGATCCTTCTACTGGCGGAATTACTGGAATCGACGGTTTCTCGTATATCTTCTCTCTTGACAACTTGGTGAGTCCTGATAGTAGCAACAACATGTTCTACAGATCGGGATCCCGCGGCGCTGGAACTTCGTACTCCGCAGTTAACGGCTACAAGGCCCTGCTTGACCTCGGATACAACAGCTTCACTGCACCATTGTTCGGTGGATTCGATGGATTCGACATCAAGCTTCCCGATCCACTCTATAACAATGGTATGGGCGCCGCAGCAACAGAGCGTAACAGTTCTGCTTACTACACGCTTAAACGCGCAATCGACACAGTTGGCGATCCAGAATCAGTGGATATGAACCTGATGGCTGCACCGGGCTTAACAAACGCATCGCTTACACAGCATATGATTAGTGTATGTGAAGACCGCGCAGACACGATGGCTCTTATCGACCTTCCAAGTGTATATCTTCCAACCGCGGAAGCATACTACGCTGATAAGGCTAGTCGAATTGGAACAACCCCACAGGGTGCTGCAACATCTTTGAAGGATCGAAGAATCGACTCTTCATACGGTGCAACATTCTACCCATGGGTCCAGACTCGCGATGAGAACACGGGCGCCGCAGTATGGCTTCCACCATCCGCAGCAATGCTTGGTGTGCTGGCCAGTTCTGAGCGTAAAGCACAACTTTGGTTTGCACCAGCCGGCTTCAACCGCGGTGGCCTCTCAGAAGGTGCTGCTGGTATCCCAATCAGCGCAGTAACAGAAAAACTTACATCGAAAGAGCGCGACCTTCTTTACGAAGCGTCTATCAACCCAATCGCCTCGTTCCCATCAACCGGAATCGTAGTGTTCGGACAGAAGACACTTCAAGAGCGTCAATCCGCACTTGATAGAATTAACGTAAGACGACTTGTCATCTACTTGAAGAAGCAGATTTCAGTAATCTCTACCAAGATTCTCTTCGAACAGAATGTACAGACTACTTGGAACCGCTTTACAGGTCTTGTTGAGCCCTTCCTTGCAAATGTTAAGAGTAACTTCGGTATCTCTGACTACAAGTTGATTCTTGATGAGTCAACAACCACCCCCGATCTAGTAGATCAAAACATCATGTATGCGAAAATCATGGTGAAGCCAGCGCGCTCAATCGAATATATTGCGATTGACTTCGTTATTGCTTCAACCGGCGCATCATTTGATGATTAAAAAAAAACTAAACACTATTTAAAAAAGAACACAGGAGTACTTTAAAATGGCACCATTTTGGTCAGACAACTTTGCCGAGAGCACACAACTAAAAGATCCTAAACGTCAGTTTAGATTCAAAGTCGAATTTACGGGCATTAGTGCCCCCCAGGGCGGAGCACTTATGTGGTACGCCAAAACAGTGAACAAACCTTCGTTCACTATCAATACAGCAGAACATCAGTATCTGAATCACACTTTCTACTACCCTGGCGCTGTGACTTGGAATCCAATCACTGTAACGTTGGTTGATCCACGTGATCCTGACATGACCGCAACTCTTTCGGACATCGTCAACCTTTCTGGCTATACTCCTCCATCTAACCCCAACTCCCTTGGCTCTATGTCCAAGTCGAGAGCAGCCGGCGCCCTCGGTGCTGTCTATATCTCACAGATTGACGGTGATGGCAACGAGATTGAGAAATGGACTCTTTGGAATGCATTCATCTCAGATGTGAAGTACGGCGATCTCGCTTACGGAACAGATGACTTGGTTGAGCTTTCCTTAGAACTTCGTTATGACTGGGCCCGCTTGCAGACCATGGGTGGTCCATCACGCGCCACCGGCGGTAACGAAAGCCAAACTTTCTTCCAATCGTAGTACAAAACGCACTCAAACGTGCTATAATATTTCTATTGCAATAACTTAAAGAGGTGTATATTGTCAAGAAACAGTGATAGAGTGGGGGGTCCTCAAAATATGGATGCGGCCCCTTCACCACAATTAACCCAAAACACGGAATCAAATGATTTTTCATTCATTGTTCCAACTGAATTTGTGGACTTGCCCTCGGCTGGCGTCCACTATCATGCGGCTCACCCTTTGCATCAAAAAGATGTAATCGAAATTAAGCAAATGACCGCAAAAGAAGAAGATATGCTTACTTCACGAACTCTCCTAAAGAAGGGTGTCGCGATTGATCGCGTGCTTTCTAGTTTAATCGTGAATAAGGCAATTAATCCGGATTCTATTCTTGTGGGAGACAGAAACGCAATTATTATTGCGGCCAGAATCTCCGCTTATGGTAATGAGTACAATACCAAGGTTACATGTCCAGCATGCGGTACAGCACAAGAGTATGGTTTTGATCTCAACAAGGCAAACGTCTATAACGGCGAAAATGCCGCGGCATACGTTACAGCCAATAACAACGATGGCACGTTTGTCACCAAGCTTCCTAAAACAGGCTTGGACGTCACCTTTAAGTTGCTCAATGGCACCGACGAGAAAAGGCTTATTGACGGTATCGAACATGATCGCAAGAGTAAGAACGAGCTAGAGCGTAACATAACACGCCAGCTAGTCAACATGATTATCGGAGTCAACGGCAACATGACCCCGCAGGCAATCAACTACCTTGTTGAAAACATCCCCTCCATGGATGCCAGGCACCTTCGTAATGCATATAAGGCAACCAGCCCCAATGTCGACTTAAACCAGCACTTTGAATGCTCAGAGTGTGATTATGAGGACGAATTGGAGGTTCCGCTCACCACGGACTTTTTTTGGCCTAACACCTGATTATATGGAGAACATATATGAGCAGTTCTTCTTCCTAAAATATTCAGGAGGCTGGTCATTATCAGAGGCATACAACTTGCCCATTGGTTTGCGTAAATGGTTTGTTGAGAGACTCGTTAAACAATTAGAGTCGGAAAAGGAAGCAATTGAGAACGCTTCCAACAGCAAAGGCCGCGGCAACCAGACGCATGTGTTGACGGAGTCTAACTCGCCTCCCCCATCAAAATCATATAGTAAGCAATATGGGCAAGAGTAAAACCTTGTCTTTTTTTGCTGATACTATTTACTAAATAAGGGAACTTTTCTGTGCCAGTCGATAAATCAGATTTAGAAGCGATTAAAGCCGCCATTGTTGCTGCTATTAATAAAGCCGGCGGGGTTGCTGATTCGGGCCCTGCAGGCTTTGGTCCGGATAGAGACGAGAACGCAGAAAAAGAAGCAATTGCGCGCCTTGAAGAACGCATCAGACTCCTTGATAAACAAAATAATTCTTTAGCGACTCAGGCCCGCAACATCGAACGTATGGTTGATGCTGAGAAGAAAGCCGAAGCTGAAAAAAAGCTGGCTATAAAAACATTAGAAGCGAAAATCGACAAAACAGCAGCAGATATAGAGCTTCGGAAAAAGTTAGGTCAAAGTCTAATAGAGAATGGTGAAAATCTCGAAGAGCTTAACGCTACGAGGGAAGAAGAATTAAAGGGTCTCTTAAAGGCAGAAGCAGCCCGAGAAAAGGACATAAAGAAATTAAAAGAGCAAGAAGCCGCCTACAAAAGCCTAAAAGCGCAAATGTCCGGCATGGTGTCTCTCTATGGCAAGCATAATTCGCTCAATGTCGGGAATGCAATAAGCATGGGCAAACAGATCGCAAAAGCTGGGCTTTGGAAAACCGCTCAAGCCGGCCTAATTGGAATAGGTATCGGCCTTATCGACACCATTATCAACCTTACTCTTGAAATGGATAAGGCCACTTCTGCCATGATATCGCAGACAGGCTTTACTCGCGAACAGGGGAACGCCTTGATGGAGACTCGCCAGGAGATGATTGAGCTTGGAGTAACGGTTGGCGATATGTCCGCGTCGATCATCGCCCTTCAGCCAGTTTTCACTGACTTTACAATGTTGTCAATCGATCTTCAGACTTCGATTGGACAGACCGGCGCCTACCTCGCGAAATCGGGTGTAGGCCTGGAGGCTTACGGAAAGGGCCTCCAGATAGCCACCAAGAGCTTAGGAATGGGCGGCCGCGAAGCCATGAATGCGGTTATCGAACTCGATGGCCTTGCGCGCCAAATTGGAGTAGCTCCCAAGCAAATGGCGGCAGATTTTGCCAGTGCCGGCGATATGGTTTCTAAATTTGGAAGCGACGGAGTGAGTGTATTTAAAGATCTGGCAATAGTTTCTAAGGCCACTGGTCTGTCTATTGAGAAGCTTATTCGCATCACCGAGAATTTTGACACCTTCGAGGGTGCAGCCAAGCAAGCTGGACAACTCAACGCAGCGCTTGGGGGCAACTTCGTAAACGCCATGGACCTTTTGATGGCCACAGAGCCAGCAGAACGCTTCGGGCAGATCCGGGACGCCATTCTTAAAACTGGCAAGACATTTGATAGCATGTCTTACTTCGAGAAAAACTTCTACGTGGGTGCCATAGATGGAATTGACAACGTAACTGATCTAGCCATGCTGATGTCTGGTAATATAGACGATTTGGCTGGCAGCACCAATCAATCGGCACAATCTTTGATAGACCTTCAGAAAAGAACCGAAGAACAACAAAATGTAATGGATAGGTTCACCAACTCTCTCCGCGCGCTAATACCCGATGTTACTCACTTTGTAACAGCCTTGCACGAAGTCATCACCGAGATGAAGGACGGAACAGCCCCTACTACTGAATTGGGTAAAACCTTGTCCTCTTTGGCTGGTTTCGTCAAAGTAGTGGCTGATAACTTTAAATTGCTCGGATTTGGCATGCTACTCGTCTTTGGCGCAAAAATGATCGCAAAAATTATGCTTTGGAGTAAACAGATGGGAGTTACAAAGGTGTTGATGTACGGCTCAGGCCAAGCCGCAGCCTTTTCGGCCAAACAATTGACGGCATTCGGCGCCGCTGTCCTCGGCATCGGCGCCGGCATCGGACTTGCTACCTTTGGTATGAGTTACATGGTTCAATCCTTTAAGGGACTTGGTGATGCGGCCGGCCCGGCCACAATAGCGATTATTGGGTTTACGGCTGCATTTGGACTACTAATTCTTGGATTGATGGCTCTTGTTGCGGGACCTCAAGCCGCTCTCACAGCCGCGGCTATTGCTACCCTCCTAGGAGTAGGAAAAGCCGCGGTAATGATTGGTGCCGGCATGGGGCTAGCCGCGGCAGGAATAGGTCATATGGCAGGAGGTCTTGCAAAAATGTTTGATTCGATTGATATTGGAAAGCTCGCAGCCCTCGCCAAGTTTATAGTAGATGTGGGAGGCCTTAACGCTATTGGATCCGCTGCAGGCGCCGGAGCCCTAACAGCGATTGCCGCCAGCATCTACCTAGTCGGAGAAGCTCTGGAATCTATCCCTGAGAGTGCGATAAAAATGCTGAACAGTCTGAGCAATATCAATATCACAGCCAATCTTACCCCTCTAACCGCAGATGTTGAAGGGGTTATGGATGCAATCGACGGAGTGTCAGCAGTCAAGTTGGCAAGTACCGCTCTTATCGTCACAGGAGCCTCTGCAGCAGCCGCAACAACGAACCAGCGCCCAGTGACAGCAGCAGCAGCCCCAGCGCCAGCAGCGCCCAACGTAGAGGTCTACGTGACTCTTGATAGTGAACCAATAGCAGTCAAGACGGTAGAAGTGTTTGAGAAGGAATTTGGAGAGTCAGTCATATGACGAAATTAAAGGAAACAAGTAAATGAGTAAAAGTTTAGGAATGTTCGATCAAGAAAGGTACAAAGAGATTACCCTTAATAATCGAAGGGGCACAAAAGCTGGTCATCTAAGTCCGGCTACAACTGATGGCATCGCTAACCATGCGGAAGCTGTCATCTCCTTTTTCCATGTACCTTCGGAATCAGACGTCTTTTTCAAGGCGTTTATAACCACTTTCCAAGAGTCATACGCCTCTGAGTGGAGCCCGGAGACAGTGTTTGGAAGAACTGATCCAATCTACACCTTCAAGAACACCCAAAGAAGAATCACACTAGCTTGGAAGATCCCCGCTGACTCGATTGGTGACGCATATGGAAACCTCGCTAGGGTTCAATCACTCGCACAGTTTCTTTATCCAAACTACACAGGGGTAGGCTCCGCTAACACTTTGTCCCAGAGCCCAATGGTCAGGCTTAAGGTTATGAATCTTGCTGAAAAAAGCGGCCCGAACAAGGCCGCGGATTCAACGGGTAAGACGATTTTCAACCAATATACTTCTACAAATGATCCGTCCAAGGGTTTGCTGGGAGTTATCACATCGCTGAACATTAATCATAACTTGGAAAACAAAGATGTAGGCGTTATTCAGGTTGAGTCAAACACTATTCTTCCCAAGATGATTGAAGTATCAATAGACTTCGCAGTCATTCACGAACAAACACTAGGTTGGAACGACAACAGCAAGTCCACCTTCAAGGATCCCCAATTTCCTTACAATGCCCCTCGCGAGGCAGAGGCGGGCGCCGTGGCCGCTGCGGGTACTTATAATGAGAAGATCGAGGCCCGCAAGAACAGAGAAGCTGCCCGGGCCGAAGCTGCCCAAGATCGCGCCAACGCGGAAGCCAGAGGGTATGATGGAATGTTTGGAGAGATGAGAAGAAGGAGAGATCAAAAGCGCTTAGATAAACTTAATGATAAGGTGGCCGCAGGAGAAAAACTCAAACCACGACAGCAGGCAAACTACGAATACCTTAGCTCAGTCCAGGCCGGCGACACGGGTGATACCCGAGCCAACGTCAAAACCTCTGAGGCCCACGCCGCTGGAATGCGCGGCGCCCAGGAGGAGATGTTCGAACAGGCCGCAAGAGACATGGAAGAATATTATTCATAGGCGGAAGATAATATGCCGAAAGGAGACAGATTATGTCAAGATACAACAACTATAAAATTTTAAACAACAGCAGCAAATACTACCAGTTCTTGCGCAAAAAGCGTAATGGAATCAAAAACATACAACAATACGAAACCCCTGTTTTGTATCACCCAGATATGATTGATCGCGCTAGCTTAAATACGACAACGCACGTGTGGACTGTTGGTGATCGCTACTATAAGCTAGCAGACCAGTTTTATGGAGATCCCACACTGTGGTGGATAATTGCTTGGTATAACGGCCGCCCAACCGAGTCAGACTGCCTCACCGGAGATTTGCTCACAATTCCACTAGACACAGAATCCATTTTGGCCACCCTGGGAATGGGATAAGAAAATGGCTTCTTGCAAGAAATTCGGATCCGAACATCCGAAAACAAATCAATTCATCGACGACAACTGCGGTAACATTGAGGCCGGTGTGCAGAGCTTACAAGAGAGTATTGCTGCTTTCAATGCCGCAGCAACAATAGTAAACACAGCAGCAGGCGACTATGACGAACTATCGCGATTTAAAGTAGATAAAGTCTCAGATGATTACACCGGCGTCAATTACGAAACCCAGTTTAAAACACAATTTAGCGATTTGTCGGGACTCAAAAAAACCGCTAAGAGTGCTCTTAAGACCCAAAAAGATTTCGAAGACACCCTCGCCGATGACGAGTCGCCAGCCTTTGCAGAAACCGCAGTAGATAATGCGTACGCCGAGATTAGAGAGGCCAAAGAGGCTCTTGAAGGAGCGGCAACAGAAATAAAGGACCTTAGCGAAAGATTCGAGGAGATCACTAAAACTTTAGCTGAGACACTATCAGAAGAAGACATAGCTTCAGCCGCCAAGGAAACCCGTGCCGCCATGGCCGCCAACACTGGTCGCCAAGGAAATCAGATGTCGTCGGGCCCCACCGCCCAGAAAGTTCAAGCCGCAAAAGAAGCAGAACGAATTAAACGCGAACAACTTGAGAAAGATCGAGAAGGTCTATCGAATATCGCAGCATTAACGGTAAATGAGAATTATCTTTCAAAGCCTTATCGAGAGCAGTGCTATGTTCAAGCACAAATCTTTGAACTTATTAAGCTGCGTAGGGACCCTGCAATGCCCAAGCAAAGGAAACTGCCCGTCAGCAACGCATCATCCAGTCCGGTGGGTCAGGCCTGCATTATGGCAGGCGGCACACCCTTTGGGTTTATAAACAAATTAACACAATCAGAGAGCATTAAAACAATGTTTGAGATCCCCCCAGAGGTATTATCGCAGTTGCAGCCCACAGTGCGCCTTTACAAGGTCATCCCAGGCGAAAAGCCGGGAACAGAGGAGGACGTTGAAATAACTTTTGATGGTTCTACTACTGCATCCGATGTAAAAGAAATGCTTGCTAACAAGAAGCGCCGCGGCAGAGGCGTAGGCCTAAAAAGCTTCAACTGGACGTATGACGGCAGTGATCCCTTCTCTACAAAAAAGAGCATAAAAGCAAAATTGAAGCTTCACGCAGCAAGTTTCGCTGATTTGTTAGCGCCCCGGGGATCTGGCCGAGGAAAATTTAGATATGTTGATTTGGCTCTCAAAACTGGCACCACCGAGACCGAATGTCGTACTAGCGCTGGGAACATAATCGAAGACGCGTCATCCAAACTTAATTTTAGATTAAAAGTTCTTGTTGGCTACGCAATACCAAAAAAACTGGCCATTTCAAGAGGCGACAGGAACAAAATTCAAGCTGCCATTCGAGATAGTTTTGTAACGCTTGAGCTTACTCCGACCATTCACGAATTTGAGTTCGATGAATTTGGTAGAGTTAATCTTGTCATTAACTACCTTGCCTACATCGAAGATTTTTTCGACGACTTTTACTATGATATATTTGCTGCAGGGGAGAAATCTGCGGCCGCAAACTTTAACCGTAGAATGAAGCAGGCTTTCAGCAGAGCAAGAAAAAACAAAGAGGGCGATCAACTTCAACCCCCGACAGAAGAGGATCCTGAAATATTAAAAGCAGAGCAAATGTCGAATCTAAAGTCACTGCTGTCAGCACTTTTTGAAAATAAGAGATTATATTATTACAAGATCCCATATGGGTCGATGACGGAATCAATGTATGGCGGTGTACGGCCGGTATATGATGTCGAGGGCGGTATACCCAATCGAACCGCGGTCACAAACGAGATTTCAAGCCTTAGAACTCAAGCCCGCGAAGCAGGAACCGCCGGCAGGACTGCTGAGGCCACGGCCACCACAGAGAAGGCCGATGAGCTTGAAACACATCTTGGAATTGGAACAGCGAAGGGGTTCGGCGGTGATTCTTACGAGCAAGTTACCTTCTTTTACCTTTATGATTTGATTGATGTTATTTTAAATGGAATTGAGGTGGCCCTCCGGAGCACCTATCCTAATGCACTAGGCAAGTTAGATCCCCCTGAAGGCGCCAAGCACATAAAAACAAAAGAAAGAGCAACCCTGCGAAGGATGCAAACCAACTTCAAAAATTTAAGGGTGCTATTGGGTCCAATGGAAATATCGGACCCCCAAAAGCCAGATGTCTATCTAAACGTTTCGATAGGAGAAGCTCCTATATCGGTTAGCTACTTTACTGAGTGGATGGCGTCTAAGGTCTTAGCCAAAGGTCGTACTGGCTTCACTCTGAGCGCCTTTATAAACCAGTTTGTAAAAAATTATCTTAGAAACTTTCTAAATGATAATAGGTGCGGCGGTGATAAATCGCGCCAAAGAGTATCCTTATACAATGCCTCGGTGACCTCCTACTATGACGGCCCTACTGATGAGATAAGCGAACTTCTGTTAAAGAGTTGGAGAAGAGAGAAGGTCGCCAACAAAAGGGTAGACGTTTATGTGCCCAAATTTACCGGAGGGGCTCTCTTAAACACAATGGGTTCCCGGACCAACCAGGGTCCGAGAAACAAGGGGCAAGAGTCCCAAAGAAATTGGATGATCTTTTATGCAGGCCGCTCACGCCCCCAAGAACTGATGCGCGGAGACTACAGTGTCGATCACAGCCATGGAATTTTTCATTATGTCTTGGGGAGCGATAAGGGCATTGTTAAAACAATCAAATTAGACAGGACGAGTGCGACTGGCTTGAAAGAGCTACGCTTTGAGCAAGAAGGCTATGATGGGCTCATGCAACTCCGAGAAGTGTACAATGTCACAGTAGACGCGTTTCTGTTGCCAAACACCTTCCCGGGTACGTACATGTACGTTGATCCTCGCGGCTTTGCGCCAAACACTACGGGCTATCACTACAATCAGAATAAAAAGAAAATGCCCCTTGACCAATACGAACTAAGCAGGTATGGTATAGGTGGGTACTACATGATTATTAAAACCACACACACGATTGCAGAAGGTGTACGCTCAAGTCAAATTATTGCGCACTGGGTTGCCGAGGTGGACAAGAACTCCAAGTCAAACAATGGCAATAACGCTTCTGTTGATTCAAACCCTGATGTATCGGTTGTGAAAAAGTGTGCACTAAAAAGAACAGAATATCAAGCTTCTACAAGCGACAACAAGGAACCGGTACCCGAAGACGAAGTGGGTTATCAGTCGAACGAAGAACTCGGTGAGAGCACCGTTTTTGAGGATGGCAGCAGCATCACCGAGTCTTACGAGACAAGTGACCCAAGCGACACTGCCCAAGGTTCGGTCGGGGGCGGATAGATAATGCACAACAAGGAATCAATTTAAATGTCTATATTTTATAAAAAAGGTAACAATGAGAGCACGAAAGCGCTCTATCAAAAATCACTCATATACCGAAATGATATTCTGGAACCGGAATACGAGAATCTAAAAGATTTTCAATTAGCAGAAAAGTATTTGTATGGCCGAGTGAGCTACAGCTACGTGCCGATTGAATTAGATCTGCCGTCGACCTCCATGGGCTCTCTTGATCAAACCAACAAGTTGGGGACTGGCTTCCAGGCAGTGGGGTTCGTTGCTCATGCTTTCCGAGAACTCTCACAACAATTTAAAAAGAAAGCCATGTCCGGACAAATCAAAACTACCGACCCATTTTTATCTGTGCTAGAGGTGCAAAGGGCATACGAAAGCCCGAGAACACTATACAGAAGCTTTTCAGCAGAAAACAAACAGTCAATAGAGAAGACCTTCTCTGGTAGGAACTTGAGATTTAAAGATTTTGATGGATTTATGCTTCATCTCATGGGAATTTTAGAAACGTCTACGAAGGAGCTACCTTTTACGTATCCCGGGTTTATAAAGAGTCGGTACTGTCCGATGACTGCGACTGGTCTTGTAATTGAGGTCTCTACCGAGTCAGCCGCGAGCGACGAAATGAAGATCAAGAATTTTAAAGAAAGCAAAAACTGGCAGTTCTATCTGAACGCTTGCCGTTCTTACGGATTCTCTGTGGACTCAAACAACCCTTGGAGACTTGTGGCGGACATTGGTACCCCAGAGATGATCCAATATGCGCAGACCGCCCCAAATTCAAATTACCGCAGCACTTCCGCAGTGTTGGCTAGCGCCTACACACCAGCCCACATTACGTACTATGAAAATTTTAAAACAATACTTCTAGAGTTATATGATCGCATTAAAACAGATTATATACATGTTGAGCTTTGCGGTGACGGCACACTTAGAAACAATATTGTACGACCCAAGCAGTATAGCCTCAGTCAGTTCAACACGCTCTATACAGAGAGATTTTGCCTTGAGAACTACATGAAAATCCGACTGATGGAAGAAAAGAGCGCGCCGCTGACAGAAAATGAAAAGCAGCATCTTATCAGGGACTCATTAAAACTCGCGACCTTAAAGGGCCACGCAGAAGCGGTCGGCCTGTTTGAGTCCATCATTGGAAAAACATATGATTACAGTGGCTCCTTGACAGATCTTCTTTACCGTGATAAGATAAGTAAAGAAGAGGCGGAAAATGTACTTTCAAACACTTGATGATAAAACAGAGTGTGTTGGTGTTTATAAAGATGGAGAACTTCACTTTGAACATATGCCGGCCGATCTACTCAGAACTTGGAAGTACACTGGCTCGGTAAGAGATTCCGATGTACAATACGCATGGCTTTATTCTGGCGGGTCGTCTCTCAAGGAAGCTGCACCCTCGGATTTACTTGAAGAGTACGAGGCAACTGTGCGTAAAATGAACGCTTTTTATAAATCTTTTACAATAGCAAAGATTGATTTCAACGACCACTGCATCTTCGATCTCATTCCCAAGGACGCCCTGCTACAGTTCTGCGAGATAAAGAATAAGATAACTCAACATGTATTTGAAAACACCACAAAGCCAAATAACTACGATTTTCTGTGCGAGGCTTCGAAACTCATCCATGACATCAGATATCGACCACTAAACATCGATGCCTCAGACTGTAAGAGCATGTTCACTGCCACTAACTCCAGGCTCGGCATCAAGAAGATTATCTCCGGCGCTAACTATATTGATTACAACCTCTTTGGTACCGTCACAGGCCGCTTAACAACCTCTCCCGGGTCTTTCCCCATCTTAACGATGAAAAAGGATTTCAGAAAGGTTGTAAAGCCTAAAAACGATTGGTTTATTTCATTGGACTATAACGGAGCAGAGGTAAGGACGGTGCTGTCTCTTCTCGGCGAACCGCAACCGCAGGAAGACATTCACCAATGGAACATTGAAAACGTGTTCAACAAATCAAATGATATACGCAATCCTACGCGCGACGAAGCAAAGACTTTGTTTTTTGGGTGGTTGTACAATCCTGATTCTACGATTATCAAGAGCGATCTATATGATCGCAATTTGATTCTTGACAAACATTACAAAGATGGCTATATTAAGACCATCTTCGGAAGGCGCATTAAAGTGGAACAAAGAAAAGCATTCAATTACCTTATCCAAAGCACAACTTCGGATCTGGTTATCGACCGGGCAATTGAGATTAACAAAATGCTAGAAAACACGAAAAGCCACATTTCACATATTGTACATGATGAATTGGTAATTGACTTGGCTGATGAGGACCGCCCTCTTTTGCCGGCAATTAAAGAAGTCTTTTCAAATAACAAATTGGACTCATTCATGGTCAATCTTAAGGCCGGCCAAAACTATTTTGATTTGGGAGACCTAAACCTATGATTTCTGTGATCGGAATTGGCAATGCTGCGTCTGCAATCGCAAGTAAGTTTGCAGATCTGCCGCAATACGAGGTATATACCATGAACAGCAAGGTCGAGAAGAACTCAAAGACGCAGTTTAAGTTAAATACGTACGATACCCCCGAAGAATACGAAAAGAACGCCCCCCGAGTTAAAAAGTTTTTAAAGAATCTAAAAGACCACGTGCAGGTTTTTGTAGTGGGCTCCTCACTGAGTTCAATTTATACACTTGGGGTATTAGAGCAGATCAGAGAGAAACAACTGGATGTTTTCTACATCAAGCCGGATATCGAACTGCTCACAGGCGTGCCAAGATTAGTGGAGAACACGACTTTCGGAGTGCTACAGGAATATGCACGATCAGGCCTTTTTAAAAACCTAACTATTTTTTCCAACGAGAATATTGAGAGAGTCCACAGTGAGATCAATCTAAAAGAGTACTACAGTATTCTTAATGAGACGGTCTATTCTTGTGTGCATTACTTAAATTATTTTGCACATACCGAGCCACACATTGGAAATGTGTCAAAGCCAAGCGATATCAATAAGATAAGAGCAGTGTCCCTTTTAGATATGAAAAGACTTGAAGAAAAGTGGCTATTTGACCTTGACACCGAGCGCGAATTATGTTATTATATGTGTATAAACGAAAAGCGGTTGGAGAGTGAAACAGGGTTGCATAAGCGTTTGGTAGACATCCTAAAAACAAAACCCAGGAATGCCTATCGTAAAATTTCTTACGCGATTTACGAAACAAATTTACCAGATTTTGGGTTCTGCGTTGCCCACACTAACGCAATACAACAACAAAAAACTCTTGACAAGTTCGATCAAGAGTAATACATTAGATGCTGAGGAAAGCTCAGTATACTTTAACAAAACAACAAGGAGAAAAAGTAATGTCTATTAATATGGAACTAATGAGAAAGAAGTTGGCTTCACTACGCGGTGAAGGTGGCGATAACAGGGACTCAGTCTGGTTTAAGCCCGACGAAGGTGACCAAGATATTCGGATTGTACCGACATCAGATGGTGATCCCCTAAAGGAGATGTATTTCCACTACAATGTTGGAGAACATCGGGGCGGTATTCTTTGCCCTAAGCGTAACTACGGAGAGTCATGCCCAATTTGTGAATTTGCCTCCTCTGTATGGCGAGAAGGTGTGGACAACAACGATGAAGAGAGCAAGAAGCTCGCTAAGTCTCTGTTCGTACGTGCTCGTTACTTCTCACCAGTGGTCCTCCGCGGCCGAGAAGATGAAGGAATCAAGGTGTATGGATATGGAAAGAAGGCGTATGAACTTCTTCTTGGTTACATTCTTGATCCAGAATACGGTGATGTCACGGATGCCAACGAAGGCACGGATATCACGCTAACATATACCAAGCCCACCACCCCGGGCGCATATCCTCAAACTAATATGAAGATGAGGCGTAATACTTCCCCTCTTCTGGCAGATACAGAAGCGATCCCTGCCCTCCTCGATCGCATGCCAGACTTTGCTTCTCTCTTTGAGCGTCACACCTCAGAGCAGATTGATAGTATTCTTGATGAGCAATTGTGCGGCAATAAGTCCGCGGAATCCCGCTCTAGTGAGACTACTTCGTATAGCAAGCCAACGAGTGATGTAGATAAAGCCTTTAACGAACTGATGAACGGAAAGTGAACCATATAGTTTGAGAAACACCGCTGGCAGAGCGGGTGCCGCAAATACTCTGCCCTATTTTTTAACATAAAGGAGAAAATAATGTTAGAATCACTAAAGTCCCTATGGGCCAAATGGAAGGTCCAAGTAAGCGTGGCCGGAGGCGTCCTTCTGGTCGCAACAGCATACGGGACATGTTCGGTTGATCCGGGAGCGGTGTCGACAAACACCAACACTGAAACAACTGAAACAACCGCTAGTGAGACCGTAGAAGTCTCTGCCACAACGAGTGGCACAACAACTGGTACGGATGGTGGAACAACCACCGAAACTACCACCGACGGTGGAACAACTGACACCACCACAACTACAACAGAGTAGTAAAAACAGCCGCTGGCAGACCGGTTAAAAGTCTGCCGCTATTTTAATGAGGAGGCAAGATGGGTGCGACAGCACTATCACAAAGAGACAATTGGCAAATGGGGGCACGCATCGTCGGAGATGCGGGGGAAGAAGATTTTGCAACCCTTATAGCGGCTGCACTACCTTCCCA